GAGTAGACACATAGACGTCATGGCTGTAAGGTGTAAGCCATGACCGAACGAGACTGGAAAGCACCAGTTATCAGCGACGACGACGACCGCACGCCCGCTGAGGTGGTGGCCGCGCTGTCTAGCGCTGTCATCTTCCCCCGGTTCCTCGGGCTGGACGACGGGGCGGACTACGTCTGGGAGCTGGAGGACGGCAAGTGGACCTGGGGTGTCGACCCGGATGAAGCGCTGGCCCACTCCCGGACGTTCCTGCCCGAGGACTACGTGATCAAGTTCGGCGCACCCACGAGGTTGGAGCGGCGATGAAGACCACGCGGACCTGGACGATCGGCGAATGGACGTTCCACCAGGTCGAGGACCACGCGTTCACTCACGCACAGGGTGAACCGCTGTTCGCGTTCAGCCCGACCGACTCGATGAAGTACGGCGAGCTGTACGACAGCCTCGAGTACGCGATGGTCTCGGCCGTGGCCGAGAAGTACACCGGCCCGCGCGGCGCCGGAGGGACCGGTGTGGGCACGGCGGCCGACTGGTTCATGCGGTCCATCGGTGCCACCGAGCCGACCCGCGAGGAGCTGATTGAACAGGCGGCCAAGGACCCGGCGGTTATCGCTCTGGTTCAGGACGCTAGACGTGACAACGGCCGGATAGCGGCGGAATTGGTCATCGACGCACTGGTTCTCGGCCGACGTGTGTACGGTGAAATGGGGGCATGATGAAGCTTCGGGGTAAGACTTCCGACCGGATCCGGAGCGGGGAGATCCCGCCGGACGCGGTGAGCAACAAGCGCATCCCGACCGAGGACCCGCCCCAGACCGGTTCGATCCGGCACGGTAGCGGTCACGGTCTGGGTCGAGGAGCCACCCGGGCTCGAGCCGGTGAAGGTGCGCAGACCCGAGACGTCTGACATTGCATGGTCAATATTGAGGGGCCCTCAGCGTGTAGCTGGGGGCTTCTCCGCGTCCGGCCGCAGAGTCAGTGAAGCTGTTACTGTGAGGTGGACGGAGAGGGGAGCGGTATGGCGGAGAACTGGGGTGGACTGAACAACGCGCTGACGGCGTGGCGTAACGCGGTCAACCGTCTGGTGGGCGAGATCCGGGACACCGAATCGGACGGTGCCCGTGCCGACGCGGCGCACGGTTCGAACAGTCAGCATCAGGAGGACGCGGACGGCACGGTCGACGCGTTCGACATGGATAAGAACCTGCTGGGCTCCTCCGACCCGGACGGGGACAGCCGGGAGGATCAGCTCCACGCCGCGCTGCTGAAGGACTTCGAGCGCGACAACCGGGCGCACCTGTGGATCTCCAACCGGGTGATCTCCCAGCATGACGAAGGCTGGGACAACGACGAGTACAACGGCGAGAACGCCCATGACCGCCACACGCACTTCGAGGCCCGCCAGGACCGTGAGGACAACGGCGCGGTGTGGAACACGCCGAACGCTGAGGCACTGCTCAGAGAATGGGGAATGTGGATGACACCGGCAGACGTGGAAGCGGCCGTTGACAAGTCGCTGGCCAAGTACTTCACCGCAGTGGACAAGGGTCACGAGGAGGTCGGCCAGGCTGTTCACGACAAGCTGGTAGGCCAGTCCGGGCTGACGGTCGGTACGCACCTTCAGCGCACGCTCAGCGCCACCAGCCGCCTGGAGACCGCCGCGTCCGCGTCGGCGCAGACCCTGGCCGGATTGCAGGTCAGCGCCACCAGCTCGGCCGAGACCCTGGCCCGGCTGGAGGAGGCCGTGGCCGACGCGAACGCGGCCCTGGCCCGGCTGGAGGCGGCGGTCCCCCCGCCGGAGGACCCGTCATGAAGATCTTCGGACGTGAGCCCGCTCTCTGGCTGGCGCTGATCGGCGCCGTGCTCACCTGGGCGGCCGGGCTCGGCCTGGACTTCCTGGACGCCGGGCAGGCCACGGCGATCACCACCGCGCTGACCGGCGTGGTGGTGGCGTTCTTCACCCGGCCGATCGCGCCGGGCCTGTACGTCGGCGCCGTCGGTCTGATCGCCTCACTGTTCGCCGAGTACGGCCTGCACTGGTCCGACGCGGCCGTGACGGGCCTGGCGGGCATCATCCTGGCCGGGTTCGCGCTGTTCGGCATCCGTTCCCAGGCGACTCCGGCGGCGGACCCGCGTCCGGTGCACTAGGCTGGGTCTCGAGTGTTCCGCATGGAAGAGCCCCCGGGGGTAGTCCCGGGGGCTCTTCTGCGTGCTGCGGTCAGAACGATCGCCAGTACTGGTTGAGGCTGCGACCGATCACCCTGAACACGGCGATGGTCTCTTCCAGCTTCAGAGCCGCGATGGCGGTCGCCTCCAGCGCCTCTCGTGCGATGTCCACTGCCGGGTCTTCCCCGGTCGCGTGGATCACCAGGTTCAGCAGCTCCCGGTAGTGATGTTGGACGACCAGAAGCTTGGCGAGCATCTCCGTGGAGTGGCGCCGGGCATCCATGATGGATGTCAGGTGCCCTTCACGGCCCTCCATCAGAAGCCGGAGCCGTAGCGGTTCATCTCCGCCTTGGCGTTCTCGCACATGCCGATCAGCTCGGTCAGCCTGTCGCTCATCCCCGCCACGGACTCCATGGCGTTCGTACCGGAGTCGGTGCTGGGCTGCTCGCCCACCGCCGTGATGACCAGGCCCAGGCACTCTTCCTGCTTCTCGCGGGCCGCCAGCAGCATGTTCTCCAGCTCCTCGATCTGGAGCCCGGCGAACCCGACCGCCTCAACGTGTCCTTCGCGTCCTTCGGCCATGTCTGTCCCTCCCCATCCTCGCGGCGCTGTGCCGCGTTCAGACCTCACTTTACCGGTATGGCTTCAAGGTCACAACTCAGCGATCGGCCGCCGACCAGGCCTTGTTCCACCGCTTGAAGTGGAGCCAGTGCCGACCCCGATGTACGCCGGGTCCACCGCACGGGGAGCCGGGACACCATCGCGAGATGTTCGTCCGGCCGATGGTCACGTCCCAGTGCCTCCGGTCGCCGTACGTACCGAGCCGGTACAGCCGCGCTCTCATCGCTGCCTCTCTGTGATCGTCGCTATGACCCTGCCGGGTCTGATGATGCCGATCGTGGGCGGCCAGCCGTCCTGATGGCGCTGATGGAACCGGCGAGCCTGCCACCAGCGCCACCACGGGATGCCCCGGCCCGGACCCGAGCCGGGGACCCCTGCCACTACCGGCCGCCCTTGGTACCGCCGCCGTGCGGGCTGCGTCCGCCGCTGGTGCCGCCGGTGCCCGGCCCCTTGTTGCCGGGTCCGCCCTGGCCGTTGCTGCCCGAGCCCCGGCCCGCGTTACCGCTGGTGCCCTGGCCGCTGTTCGTGTTGTCCTTGGCCATTCTTCCCCCTCCTGAACGGGACCTCCCCGCCACGCCCGATACGTTACAGGCATGACGGGGAGGTGTCTAATCTACTGCTTGGGCTTGTTCCGGTTGATGAAGTTGATCAAGACGGCCGCGCCCAGAATCGCCGTGATGATCAGGACCAAGGTCAGGTTTCCGCCGATCTCCATCACGCCTCCTATCCGATCCACTCGACAATGCCCTGTTTGACGTTCCACTCGGTGGTGCCCCGGCGCGCTGTATCGCAGATCAGACGGACCCAGTCCGGGGCGTCGGAGATCAGGCGGACACAGTCACCGAACCACTCCTCGGACTGACGCGCGGACTCCGAAGCCCCGCCCGTCTTCAGGACCAGGCCCCCGGTGACGGTGGCTTTCGCGATCCGTCCGTCGATCACCACGATCACCAGGTTGTCCGGTCGGATGGACCGAACCTTGCTGTGCCAGGACCGGGTGATGTCCAGGTCCGGCACGTCGGCCACGCGGACCGTGATGGTGCGGACCGTCTGGTCCTGTTCCACTACCCCTTGCATCCGTCTTCCCTCCTGTTCAGGTGTTGCCAACCTAGCAGTCATGACGGTAACGTGCAACCGACACAGCGGCTAGCAGGGGGAGTGAGACAGCGGTGGCGAAGATCGTGATCCAGCACGAGGAAGACCCGGAGATCGCCATCATCCTGGCGGAGACCGGACCGGCGCTGGGCTGGTACGGCAACTGCACGCAGTGCGGTCGACGGATGCACCGGTGGGACCAGTCCCTGGCCATCCTCAGCGCACAGCAGCACGTGAACCGGCACGAGGCGGGCAGCTCGCTATAGACACGACCACGGCCCCGGGGAGAACCCCGGGGCCGCGACCGAACAAGGAAGGAAGGTGCGGGCGACGATGAGCCAGCACAGTCAGCGTACACAGATGGGCCCGTCGGTGATCTCGATCGTGGTGGGCGTCGTGCTCACCCTGACCGCGAGCACCACGGTTGCCTGGATCCTGCACGGCACGTTGGGCGGACGGGACATCGCCGGTGCCCTGCTGGGCACAGCCCTGGCCCTGATCCTGGCGGAGAAGACGGTCACACGGCACGCGGACCGGGTGGTGGCCCGAGACCGCGTCAGACGCGCCGCCGAGCGGGCGGAACGAGCGGCTCAGCGGGCCGCTACGCCCCGGCGCCAGGCCGACCCCGACCCGGTGGCCACCCAGCCGGTAGACCCGGACCACGTCGACCTGGAGGACTGGGCGGGCGGCGGCACCGGAGACCCGATGTCCGGGGTGGAGCCGTCGGACACGGTGGTGGTCGGCCCCGACCCGCTCGGTGGTGGGTACCGGGTGGGCACGCTGCGATCGGACGCGCTGCTGATCCCCGTGGACCGGCCCCGGTTCAAGACCGAGACCCAGCGGACCAACTGGATGAACGAGATCACCTCGGTACGCAACCTGGCCGGGTCGGAGCCGGGGTTCGAGTGGATCGGGCACGACCACCGGCCGAGCTCAGGGCAGGTGCCCGAACGTCGAGACGACCCGGTGGTCGTGCCCGGTGAGGCCGGGCTCGCGGACCGGGAGACCCAGACGTTCCCCCGGGTCGAGTCTTGACATTGCACTGACAGGTGGCGCGGTTCGCGAGGGCCGCGCCATCTTCCGCTTGTACCTCACAGTCATGGCTGGTAAGCTGGCAATGAAGTGATCAACCCAGAGGGGAGCACGAATGAAGGTCAACGCCAACCCGACCCGCACGGTCAAGACGTACGCCATGGACCTGGCCGTCGGGGATGTGGTCGTCAACCGGGACGGCATCTACGTAGGCCGGGTCAAGGAGGTTCCGCTGATCCACCCGGACGGCGCGGTCAGCTTCCGGATGACCATCGAGAACCACTCGGACAAGTTCATCTCCTGGGCCAGCACCCGCGTGGTCCGCATCGAGATCGCTCGTGAGGTGCCGAACGGCACCCGCTCGGATGTGCCCTCATGAGCGCCGGGTACCTGGGCAAGTGCGGGCGCAAGCGCCGTCACGAGACACAGGAGGAGGCCGAGAAGCAGCGCCAGCGGATGATCAGCTCGGGCGCGTGGCAGGCCAGGACGTCGAACACGTACCCCTGCAACGTCTGTGGCGGGTACCACGCTGGGCGCGTGGGTTGGGCCAACCGGGGCAAGAACCGGACCACTGCCAAGAACCGGCCGCGCCACCTGGACACCCAGTGAAGCGGGCCTACGTGGCTCAAGCGCTGTACCTGATGAACGAAGCCGCCGGGGATGTAAGGACCGCTCAACTAGTCGACACCCCCCTTACGGGGGGACCTCGGACAGGTCCCCCGACCAGGCGATCCAGGCCTGAGGGGTTCGAACGAGGGGTCACGGCGGCGACGGTGATCGCTCGCAAGCGGTTCCGGTGCCAGCACCTCGGAGACCGGGTCGTGCTGCCAGGGCAGAGGTATGTCCGGATGGTGGCGTTTCCCGGGTCGAAGATGAACGGTGGAGACCGGCCATGGGTGCTGAAGGTGTGCGCACGGTGCGCCACCAGAGACGGGCGGCCGATGCCACCCTCGCGGAAGACAGGGGTTCAGAGATGAAAGACCAGGTCGGGGGACCTTTCGGAGGTCCCCCCGCGTCAAGGTGGCCTGACGGATCTGACGGCATTCCGGCCAAGTCTGACGACCCGCCGGGGTGGCACATTCGGGAGAAGACGGACGAAGGGTACCCGCTGGTCGGGTCCAGTCCTGCCGAGCGGGCCGAAGCGGCCGAACGCCTGGCCCGGATCAGGCGCCGGGACATGCGGGACCACCCGTTCGTCGGTGACGGGCCGTACTGCGAGGACCTGGGGCCCATGTTGTGGTCCGGTACGCCCACCACCGGCATGGTCACGATGCGCGTCCAGTGCGGTTGGTCGCGCGACACACACCCGGTTCCCAGGGAAAACGTCCCGGCGGGGGGACCTCGCGGAGGTCCCCCCGCCCCTGTCGACGCCTTGGTTCAGCACCTGGTCGAGTGCCGCAAGGTGGACGCGGCCGTGGTGTCGGACGGCGAAGCGGACGACCTGGTGGCGAAGATGCTCGCGGACGGCTGGACGTACGAGGGCGTCGAGTATGTCGGGGGCAAGCGGGTCCGATACCTGATGGCGCCGTCGGAGACGACGAAACAGCAGGTGGGGGGACCTCCGGCAGGTCCCCCCGCCGGGGCGCGGGACTGATGGCGCCGCAGACACACCGGGCCGGGAGGACCAACGCGTCGTACGGCCCGAGGTCGGTCAAGGGGCAGATCGGGCGCAGATGCCCGAGGTGTGAGGCCCCGCCCGGGTGGAGATGCCACAAGGTGGTGGGCTCGCAACGGGTTCCGATGCAGCGGTTCCACCCGGAGCGATCGGCGCCGGATGCGGAGCCCACGTCGTAACGGGCTACTTCCCAGGCGATGCTTCCCCTGGTGAGGAACGCCTGTGTTGTGATTCCGGATTAACTTGTCGCCACGTCCCAGGCATTGCTTCCCCTGGTGGGAAGGGATGCCTGGGCACCGACCCAGTGATCACCTGACGTCGGCCTGGCGGTGACCTGACGGTGACCTGGGAACCCAGTCGGCGCGCCTGTGTTGTGGCTCTGGATTTACCTGTATTGCACATGTAACCGGGGTTCCCGCACCCAATCTGAGTAGCTGCCGGGCGAGCCTGAGTAGTTCCGAGCCCCGCACTGAGTACTCGGCGGCCAGGTCCGGCATCCGGGGGAGAACGAACCAGTTGAATGATTGACAACGTGTGGGGGGCACGTGTTAGAACGCGCGCGTGCACGGGCGCGCGCGGCTCGTGGCATTGACGGGGGGACTGTGGGGACCGAGGAGGACTCCTACCCCCTACACACATTAGAAAAACATGTGGTGTGTATACGCGACGCATATTTATAGGGTTGTGGAGCCGTAGGAGTCCTCCTCGGTCCCCACAGTCCCCCCGCCGCCGAGAAGGCAGTGACTACCGGGCGTATGATGCCCCCATGACTACACCGATCGTTGTCCCGCTGACCGACGTGCTGGCCATCCAGGAGAAGTTCCAGGCAGGCGAGACCGTCCCGTCCGCCAAGATCTTCGAGGTGTACTGCGACCTGATGGCCCGGGACGGTCGTGAACCCGCCAGTCGCCAGGGCTTGGGCAGGGCGCTGACTCGGGCCAACTGGGAACGGAAGGTGGTGCGCGTTCGGCGTGGCCCTCGCGGTGCGCAGAAGCTGAAAGAGACCCCGGTCCGGATCCTGCCCAGCAGTCGGACCCTTCCGATCAGCATCGAGGACCGCCGGATGGCCCAGACGTTGCGGGACCTACTGGACGGCGGCCAGCACAACTACCTGACGCGAGAGGACATCTGGACCAGGTATGTGGGGCTGGGCCGTGAACAGGGTTGGTCGTGGAGCATGGGCAAGTCCCAGGTGTCCCAGTGGCTCAACGAGAACGGATTCCCGTTGGCCCGGCTGAAGGGCGGTCCTGGCCGGTACGTGGACCGTGGCCGGATCGACTCGATCGTCCCTCCCCAGGTCTGACCGTGAACTGTCAACGTGGCGTCTGGGCCGGGATGCCCCCTGGTACCCGTACGATGGGCGCATGACGCTTCCCGCCGCCGTGCTTCTGCTGGTCTATGCACTCGCGGTGATGCGGGTGACCGGGCTGATCCAGGCCGACTCGATCACCGAGGACGCCCGGGACCGGTTCATAGCCTGGCTGGACGACAGACCGCATACGCTGGGCGCGTTCGTGGCAGACCTGATCCAGTGCCCGTGGTGCGTCTCAGTGTGGGTCGGTGGCATCGCCGCTCCCCTGATCTGGTTCTGGGGGGACTCTCCGGTCATGCTGATCCCGGCCATGGCCCTGGCGTTGAGCCAGATCACCGGCATGACCCACAACCTGGGGAGGTAACCCATGGCCTTCCGTCGTCCGCGCACCGAGCGCCCTGATCCGTTCGGCCACCACCAGGTGGCCCGCCGTACCGCTCTCGCCGGAGCCACCGCGATGGTGGACCTGGGCGGGACCACCGGGTCCTGGCGGACGTGGAAGTTCGGGAACCAGGACTGGCAGGTCGAGGCCTGGCGGCTGTACGACATCATCCCCGAGCTCCACAAGCTGGCCGGACGCATCGGTGACTCGATCGCTCAGGCGCGCCTGTACGTCACCACCGTCAGCGAGACCGGCGAGGAGACCGGCGAGGTCGAGGAAGAGCGCGTGGCCCGCCTGGCGGCCGTGCCGTTGGGTACCGGCTCGCAGCGCGACGACAATCTCCGCCTGGCGGGCGTAGACCTCGCGGTGGGTGGCGAATGCTGGATCGTGGGCGAAGGCACGGCCAAGAGCCCCGAGAACGCCGAGGGCTCCTGGTTCGTGGTCACCGGCGCCGCGTTCAGCCGCATCGGCGGCAAGGTCTCGGTGAAGCGCCCCCAGGTGCGTGGCGGCGCGAAGCTGGAACTGCGCGACGGGGTCGACGTCCTCATCCGGTGTTGGCGTCCGCACCCCAACGACACCGATCAGGCCGACTCGTTCACCCGCTCGGCGATCGTGCCGCTCCGGGAGATCGAGCTGCTGACCAAGCGTGAGTTCGCGGAGCTGGACAGTCGCCTCACCGGCGCCGGGATCATGTTCCTGCCCGAAGGCATCGACTTCCCCCGGGACGAGAACGATCCGGCGGGTATCGCCGGGTTCATGGCGTACATCCAGCGGGCCGCTGGCGCGTCGATGGTGGACCAGAGCAAGGCCAGCGCCATGGTCCCGATCATGGCCACCCTGCCGGACCACATGATCGAGCACCTGGACAAGATCAAGGCGATCAACTTCTGGTCCGAACTGTCCGCCGAGATCACGCCGATGAAGGACAAGGCGATCGACCGCCTGGCGTCCAGCGCGGAGATCCCGGCTGAGGTGCTGACCGGAATCGGCGACGCCAACCACTGGACGGCCTGGCTGATCAGCGAGGAGGGCATCCGCTGGATCCGGGGCTACCTCGGGCTGCTGGCCGACGCGCTGACGCGGGGCTTCCTGCGGCGCGCCCTGGAGTCGATGGGCGTCCCCGACCCCGAGCGCTACGCGTTCGCGTTCGACACCAGCGCGCTGGCCGCCAAGCCCAACCGGCTGGAGGACGCGCTCAAGCTGCGCGAGCTGTTCCTGCTCAGCGACGTCGAGACCGTCAAGGCGGGTGCGTTCGACGAGTCGCAGATGCCGACCGTCACCGAGCGCGCGGCCCAGCTCCTGTTGAAGGTCGTCCAGACCCAGCCGGACCTGATGCTGGACCCGGTCATCCAGGCGGCGCTGGGCCTGCCCGGGATCACCCAGGTCGGACTCCCGGCCACGGCCGACCAGAACACCGACGGCGACCCGGACAACGATCAGCGCGCCATCGAGGGGCCGCCGAACTCCGGCGATCCCGAGGAGCCCGAGCAGGACATCGGGTCGGCGCGCGCCATCACGGCGGCGCTGGATCAGCGCATCGCGATCTCTGCCAGCCGCACGGTGGCGCCTCCGTCCCCCGAGGTCGTGTTCAACTCAGCCGCCAAGCTGATGGTGCTCCGGGCTCTCGAGCTGGCAGGAGGCAGGCTCACGACGCCGCTGGAGCGCTCACAGCGCGGAAGGTGGCACGAGGTACCCCGGCATGAGTTGCACGCCCGTGTGGGCCCTGTGACGCGGGACAAGGCGCTGAAGGTGACCGAAGGTGCGTGGAACCACGTCGGCCTGGTTGCTTCAGACCTGGGTGTGGGCGCGGACGACCTGCACGCGTTGCTGGAGGGCTACGTCCTGGAGCTGCTCACCCGAGGGGTACCGCACCACGATGACCTGCTGTTCGCGGCGCTGAGCATCGCGAACCGGGGTCGAGGGCTGGTGGCGGCATGACCGACCCGGTGTGGAACGGCCAGGGCCGCGACCCGTGGTTGCCGCAGCGTCTGGACGCCCGCCTGGAGGTCGAGGCGGTGGAGCGCAGCCTGCGCGCGGCGGTCTGGGCCGCGCTGTCCGATTGGCTGGTGCAGACTGCACGCCGGGTGCTGCGCGGCGACGACCCGCCGGACCTGGACGCGATCTGGGCGCGGGCACCGGCGTGGCGTGAGGCGGTGGACCTGATCCTCCAGGGCGAGATCTTCAAGGCCCTGGACGCGGCGTTCGCCCGTCTGCTCGGTGCCGACTACCCGTGGAGTGCGCGTCCGGCGGTGACCCGCTACCTGGCCGAGGTGCGCAACCGGATGGTGCGTCTGCCGGAGGAGGTGTTCGACCTGGTGGCCGGGCAGACCGCCGCCGGGGTGAACCTGGGCGAGGGCATCCCGAAGCTGGCCGCCCGGGTTGACAACGTCCTGTCAACGACGGACAGCGAGCGGTGGCGCAACCGCGCGGTGGTCACGGCGCGGACTGAGGCGATCGGCGCGCTGAACGCGGCGCGCGCCGAGTCGTTCCGGATCATCGCCGAGTCGGACCCGGACATCGGGTTCGAGACCATGTGGCTCAGTACGAGCGATACCAGGACAAGAGAGACACATCGAGAGGCTGACGGTCAGCGGGTGCCGATCGGCACGCCGTTCACCGTGGGCGGGTTCGAGCTCGCGTTCCCGGGTGACCCGTCCGGCCCTCCCCAGGAGGTCATCCAGTGCAGATGCACGATGCTGCTGGTGGAGGTCGGGGAGTCGGTAGACCTGAGCAACCGCCAGATGCGGCGCGGCCGGTGACCCCCTCAGCGCGGGTCCAGGCCGATCGTGAAGGTCTTGATCTCGTGCGTCTGGAACCGGCGGCCGTCACTGACCGCGACCCGCTCGATCCGGGCGGAGTCGGCCTGGGTGCGGGTCCGGCGCGCGGCGGTGATGGCGCTGTCCTCGGTGCCGGTGTGCTTGCGGGTCCCGTAGATCACTTCCTGGGGCTGTTCGTCCGGACCGTACTCCGTCGAGTGGAGCACGATCCGGAAGTCGTAAGTGATCATCGGTCAGACCATCTCGGTAATGCTGCGGGGGAAGTACCCGTGCGAGGTGACCGGGCGCGGCGCGCGGGCCGAGCGGATCTCGGCGTCCAGCATGTTGCGGGTGATCCGGAGGCCGGAGGCGGTCACCGTCACGGTGACCATGCCGCGCGCCGTGTCCATCATCAGGGCTTCTGCGTGGTCTGCGGCGATGATCTCGGCCTGGGAGCTGGGGCAGAGGTACCGGAAGTCGCTCTTGTTCGTCATGTCAACAACGTACCAGGCTTGACTGTGAAGTGTCAACCGCCAGATCCGGCCAGTCCGGTAGCCTGAGCAGAGGGAGGAAGTCATGGGTACGAAGTTCCGCACCATGCTCGCGCCGATCGGTCTGAGCACCGGAGACGGCCGCCGGTTCGCCAGCGGCGGGATCACACTCGCCGACCTGCCGATGCCGTTCGAGTGGGTCCGGTCCCGCGAGGGCGGCCACGACGGCGCCGTCACGGTGGCGTCCGTCATCGAGGCGCACGTCGGCACCGTGAAGGAAGCCGTGGCCGCCGGATGGATCGGCGCCGACGCGGTCAAGGGCATGGCGTCCGACCTGGAGGCGGTCTGGGCGTCCGGAGAGATGCTGGACGACGCGGACCGCGAGACCATGCCCCGGCTCGCTGAGGACGTGGCTGAGGCCATGCACCTGATGGCGGCGGGCACGCTCGGGCCCTCGGTGGACCTGGACTCGTTCGAGGGCGTTCCGGTGCTCGCGGGCACCGATGAGCAGGTCACCTGGGAGCGCTTCGAGGAGATCGTGGAGGAGACCGGGGAAGAGCCGAAGATCGAACTGCTCGTGACCCAGGGCCGGGTCCGCGCGGCCACCCTCGTATCGATCCCCGCGTTCGCCGAGACCAGCCGCCCGCTCGAACTGATCGCTGAGGACCAGGTGGCGCGCGAGGAAGAGGGGCGGGACAACACGGCCGGAGCCCACGTCGCGGCGCTCCTCGCCAGCGTGGCCACCGCCACCCGGCCGATGGTCGCCGCGTTCGCCCTCCCCGACCTGCCCGGACCGACCCCGATCACGTTCGACTGGGACACCGGCCGCGTGTACGGGCACATCGCCACCTGGCAGACCTGCCACGTCGGGTACTCCGACGTGTGCGTCACCGCGCCCAAGGATGAGGGCGGCGCCTACGCCGCGTTCAACCGGTTCGCGGTGGAGACCGAGGACGGTGGCGTCGTGTGGGCTGGCCGCCTCACGGTCGGAGGTCGTCACGCCGGGCTGAGCCTGGACGCCAACGGCGCCATGTCGGTGCACGACGGCAAGACCGTCGCCGCGCACGTGCGGGCGTACGAGGACGCGTACGGGATCGTGGTGGCCGGTGTGATCGAGCTGGCGGCCGACGCGCCTGAGCGCGCCGTGCTGGACCGGCGCAAGGTGTCCGGCGACTGGCGCGAGACCGCCAACGGGCTCAGCCTGGTCGAGGTGCTCGCGCTCGCGCCCGGCCCGCGTAGCCAGTCGGAGCCCGGGTTCCCGGTGCCCGGCACGTTCAGCGTGAACGGCCGTCAGACGACCCTCACGGCGTCGCTGGGGCCGCTGGCCGAGGAGCCGACCCGGAACAGGGTGGGCGCCACGCTGGACGCTGAGGCAATCGCTGAGGCGGTTGCTACGGCCGTGGTGCGCCAGACCGAGCAGCGCGCCCTGGCCGTCCAGGCGCGCGCCGAACTGGACGCCATGTTGACGGCCAGCGTTGACAGAGAGCGTGCCGAGCTGGCCGCCGCGCTCGGACAGGGGGAGTAATGGCCTGCGCCTGCAAGGGCAAGAACCGGGAGCGGTTCACCGTCGTGCTGCCCGGTGGTCTGAGGATCACCAAGGCCAGCGAGGCTGAGGCGCTCCGGTTCGCGGCCAAGCACCCCGGCTCCACGGTCAAGAAGGCCTGACCCGATGGCCTTCCCCGATGGTCTGCCGCTGGTGACCCTGGAACTCCAGTTCGACACTCCGCCCGACGGCGGGGTGGCGTTCGGGTCGGTCCGGGTCACCAGCCCGCAGGCACTGATCGGCCCGCCCGACGACTCGATCGTGCCGATCATCGATCAGGTGGTCCGGATCTCCGCGACCGGCGCCGGGTCGATCCGCCTGCCCGTGGTGGACGACCCGGGCTGGACGCCGCAGGACTGGGCGTACTCGATCACGGCCAACATCAACGGCACCACGGCGATCCGGGGGACGGTCCAGCTCTTCACCGGTGAGACGACTGTTAACCTGGCCGACCGCATCCAGCTCACCACCTCGGTCATCGTGCCCGGCGTCACGTACGCCACCCTCGCGCAACTGACCAGCGGCCTGGCGGGCAAGTCCGACCTGGACCACACGCACGCGCCCGGCGACCACACGCACGTCATCGGGGATGTGACCAACCTCCAGACCCAGCTTGACGGCAAAGCCGCCACGGTGCACGGCCACACCATCGACGACGTGGCGGACCTCCAGGTCCAGCTAGACGGCAAGCAGCCCGCTGGCGTGTACCTGGTCCCGGACGACATCACGAACCTGGTCAGCTACGAGACGCTGACCGAGACGGTCTCGGACTACCTCCCCAAGATCGCACCGGTCGTCACGGACTCCACGCTGACCGTCGTACGGACGGCAGGCGGTGCGGCACGCTGGCGAACCACGGGCAGCGCACTGGACATCGACGTGGTCGGGGACGTGGTCGAGTCCCGGTTCGCCAACCAGAATTTCACCGGCACCCAGACCGGGCTACGCCGCATGCGGTCGGACGGCAACACCCTCGCCGGTGTGACGGAGTTCGGCTCCACCCCGTACCTGGCCGAGCAGGCGATCGACGCCAGCACCGGCGTGGCCCGGCTCGGCGCCAAGAACAGCGCGGGCAACGTCCGGGTGGCGGGCCACCTGGACATCAGCACGGCGCCGACCACGGGAACCTGGACCGTCGGAGACGTCGTGCTCACCCGGATCGGGCAGTTCCGGTGCACAGTCGCCGGGACGCCAGGCACCTGGGTACCGATGTGGCGCGAACAGGCGTTGGACAAGGGCTACGTGGCGTGGAACGGCGACCCGGGCCAGAGCGTCCAGGCGGGCACCATCATCCCGACCGGCGGCCTGTCGTTCGTCTTCCGTCTGCGGGCGCTCGGCGCGCTGATCAGCAGGGTTCAGATGCACTGCTCGACCACCGCCACCGGCATCACCAACGCGTGGTGCACCCTGCACGACGACAACGGCCTGATCCTCAACGGGAACGCCAAGTCGGACGCCAACCAGAACACCTCGTTCAACTCCGGCGGCATGAAGAACTTCACGTTCATCGCGCCGCAGGTCGTGACACCGGGCGCGTTCTACCGGGCCCGCGTGTGGTTCACCACCGGCACCAGCCTGCCGACCATCAGCCGGATGTGTAACTCCAACACGGCGATCATCAATCCGGATGTCACCGGCACGGCCGCGTCGACTCCGTACGGGTGGGCGTCGGCGGACGGTGGCCTGACCGACCTGGCCAGCGCGCCGGATCAGATCGGCAACCTGACCGGAGCCAACACGGCATGGTGGATGGGTGCCAAGTAGCTCTTCCTGGACGCAGAGAAGCCCCCGGACCAAGGTCCGGGGGCTTCCGTCTTGACGGTCAGGTGTCAAGGACGATCAGGTCGTCGATCTGACCCAGCCACTCGTCCGTGATCACTGGCCCGACCACTTTCTCTTGGCCTGGCGCCGGACGAACATCCAGTGGCGGCCGGGGACGTTCAGTGCGTACACGAACGACCACCCGCCTACGGACACATCCGACATGAACCCGTAGTGGTTCGTGTACCGCGCCCATCGGATCGATCGGCGGCGCTGTGCGGTCCGGCTCATGACGCGGGCGACCTTCTGGCCAGGTGCACCCAGACGAACCCGTCGGACGGGATCGGTTCGGTCTCGGCGGATATGCCGTTGGCCGCCCGGATGCGCCAGGCGCGCGCCGCGTCGCCGGGGATCTGCACTGGTGCCAGCACCGTGCCCAGCGTCCTGAGATCGCCGGTGCCGGGCCCGGTCACCAGGATGTCTCCCGGCTCGATCAATGCGACCGCCACCCGTGCGGGCCTGATCTTGCTTGCCATCGTCACTCCCCTTGAAAGGGGCGGGGGGACCTCTGAAAGGTCCCCCCGCCTGCTGTTTTACTTGCTGGCGCACACCGGGCCAATGCCCGCCGCGCGGCTGGCTGCGTCAGTGAGCGTCCGGCCGCAGTGACCGCACTCGCCCAGCTCCTGGCCGTACCGGATCATCGCGGCCTTGGCATCCACCGCGATCAGGGCGACGATCGCCCGGATGCGGGTGACGTTGCGGACCGCGTGCCAGTCGGCGCTGGCCTAAATGTCGAGGAACACGAACCCGGGGCGCCCGCCGTTCTTGACCTTGAAGAACTTCAGAACCCCGTCCTCCTCCACCGCGTAGCGGCCGTCCGCCACCTGAGTGGCCGGGGGCGGGGTGACCTGGATCAGCCTGCGGAGCTCGGCGCGCTTGGCGATCAGACGATCGATCCACCGGGTTGTGTTCTCTGCGGTCCACGCCCCGGCGCGCTCCATCCGACCGATGTAGCTGGCCGCCTGCTCGCCCAGCTCGGTGTCCATGCTGTTGATGTCGCGGACCAGGTCACTGATGAAGTCGGTCTGGCGCTGGGTCTGCTTGTACGCGGGGGCTTCGGTCGGGACCAGGTTCAACAGGTCGTCCTGAGCGGCCAGCGCGTACTCTGCGGCGTTGTCGTCCAGGGCGGCGCGGTGGTCAACGCCATCGGAGCTGATCGCCGAGTGGAAGGTCTGGAGGAAGCGGGCGGTGTGGGGGTTCTTCCGGTAGTTCCGCTCGATCGCCTGGGTGCTCATTGCTGGTGGACCTTCCTGCTGGGCTGTCGTGCTGACGGGGTTTACGTTACCGGCATGACTGCGAGGTGTCAACCGCTGATCCGGCGGACATTCCGGCCCGGTTGCCCTGTCCGGTGCTACGATCGCGCTTGACACGCCAGCGTCAGGTCCAGGCCCGGCTGGAGGTCGCACATAGACTCCCCAGCACGAGTAGAGGACGGACCCAGATGTACACGTTGCCGTTCGACGTTCCGGCCGACCTGACCGCGCTTAGCGCTGAAGAGTTCGCCGCGTTCCGCACCACCGTCCAGACCCACGCCCAGGACACCCTGGCCGACGGTGCCGCGACCCCTGACGCGCTGATCGCCACCCGCGAGATCTTCAATTCGGTGGCCGCTGAGGAGACCCGCCGGACCGAGCAGGCAGCGCAGGCCACGGCCGCGCGCGCCGAGCTCGCCGCCGGTCTCGCGCCGCCGGTCACCCCGACCCCCGCTCCGGCCGCCACTCCGGCCCCGGTGGAGCCCCCGGCCACGCCCGCCGTGACCGAGCCCCCGGCCGTCACCGCTGGCACCGGTTCGACCCTGGACCCGGCGCCTCCGGCCACCGTCGAGGTCTACGCCTCCATGGTCGCCTCCAGCGACGCGCCCGGCACGGGCGGGGAGCTGGCGACGTTCGCGGACGCTGGCGTCCTCATCGAACGCCGCCTGGCGGGTTACTCCAGTTCGACCAAGGTCCGCGCGGACTCTGAGCGGATGGCGCTGGGCAACAACCGCTTCGCCTTCGGCGGCCGGTCGCTCTCGCGCCACGGCAACGTGACGTTCCAGCGGACCTTCCCGGAGGCCCTGCGCATCACGGACGCCAAGGACGCCCTGGCGGTCCTGGACTACGCGACGTCGGAGAAGCGCCTGGACGGCGGATCCCTGATCAACGCGATGACGGCTTCGGTTGCCGGTGGCGCCTCGCTCACCGCCGCCGTCGGCTGGTGTGCGCCGTCCGAGACGATCTACGACCTGTGCGAGCTCGAGACCCTGGAGGGGATGCTCGACATCGCCGAGGTCCAGGCCACCCGGGGCGGCTTCTTCGTCCCCGAGAACGGCGGTCCGGACTTCAGCACCATCTACGACTCGATCGGTGATGACGGCGACGTCATCCTCACCGAGTA